TCTTTAACCTCATAATCATATCTATCGTCATCAGAGAGAACCCACTTGGCTGTATTCTCTACAGACCACATTTGTGTTCCAAGTTTCCGTTCAATAAGATTTTGTCCAGGCTTCGTGACAAATGATGGCTCAAATGCGCGGCAGCGATTGTTTGGTTGAATTGCAAAGTTGCCATCATCAAGTTTAATCACATGACCACATTTATGTTGTCCTGGAACTTCGCTGAATCCCAGATCCACAATGTTCTTATCTTCATGCGCCCAGTCGAGTGTGAACAAGTAAGTGCCTTCGTTCCATTTCTTGTTTCTATCAATATACTTCATGCGCTTATTGATCAAGAAATCGAACTGCGTAACTCCAATGTATGAACTGAAAGAATCCCACAGAACTAGATTATATAGCGACGCTTGCGGCGCAGGAGTCTTATGACAGAAAGCGTGTATCGGCATGCGGAACCAAAGCCCTTCGTCTTCCATGATAAAATGAAAAAGTGGGGCACGATGCGGTATCGACGCCACACCGAATATAAGGACTGGAAGATATGAGTCTTTCGCTTCATCGAACTCTGTTCTGTTCTGAAGAAAGTTAGTCCGCACATAACATTCTATGGGCGGTATGTTAGCGTTAATATATGCCATAGGTTTATATAGTCAAAATAAAAAAGGGGACCGATTTGGTCCCCTTTCTGTTAACTCAGTTTTAATTACTGAGCAACTGGTGCTTCAACAGCAACTTCAGCTGGTGCAGCTTCTACTGGTGCTTCAACAACAGGTTCTGCTGCTGGCTCGCTTGCTGATGGAGCAGCAACAGCGGCTTCTTCTGCAGCCTTATCAGCAGCAACTTCTGCTTCTGGTGCGTTACCACAAGCAACTAGACCAAGAGCAACTAGACCAACAAGAATTACATTCTTCATAACTTTCTCCTTAATATTAAATTTCACACACACCTGCAGAGCATGCAAGTTCTTTTGCTGAAGTTGTTGTATCCGTTTCTTCCATGAATTCCACCCAGTTGATATCAACGTTTTGGAGCGCAAGGAGTTCGTTATACTTGGCTTCATCAATTTCTTCGTAAGGTGCTTGACGATATGAACCATTGTCACGTGGGAGGAAAGAAACACCTGAGAGAATCGAGATGTTCTTGTAAACCCATGCGCCAACTTCCATCCATTCGTCATCACCGACATATACTGTAATCGAAGGCTTATGCTCACACCAGTGATCTTGATAGATCTTCCAAAGTTCCAACTGTTCAATCGCAGTCATATCGTTGCGAGTGACAGAGTTCTTTGGTGCCTTCATTGGGAAACTGAATACCCAGTTTGATTTGCTGTAGAAATCTTCCTCAGCCTTGTATCCCTTGTCAATCATAAACTGAGCAAGTGGATCCTTCATGTCTGCTCTTACACGGCGAATGTAAAACTGAGCATAACGTGGGTGAATGCCTGATGCGGAATCCACCAATTGTGAAACAGTGCCAGAAGGTTTGACACAAGTAATTGCAGCCGACTGCGGAATACCAAGAGCCTCGGCGAATTCCTTATTCGTTTCAACGCAGTGAAGTCTAATTGCATCCAATGCATCCGCGAGTTTTTGTGACGGCTTATTTAGAAGTTTGCTGTCACAAATACCTGTGAGTGAAACACCAAGTAGTCTTTCTTCATCGCAATTATTCTTCCACTTCTTATTGATGTAGCGGAAATCTGTAAGCATTGACTGCAATGTGCCAATGATTGTTGCCAAACGAGCCTTGCGCTTCAACGAGTCAACGTCATCGTTTGCACGAACGACGATTTCTGAAAGATTGCAGAATTCGAATGGGCGCAAGATAATTTCAGAACATGGATTTGTACCAAACTCATGCTTTGGATCGCGGCGACCATTCTTGGCAGCAACAGCCTGTGAAGCAGCACGTGAGAAAATTCCACGTTCACCTGAACGAGACATGTACAGTGCATGCCATTCGTTCATGAACGTGTCCATGTCTACTTGTTTGTCGTACACTGCTGAAATATTTGCAAGTGCCCTTTGACCGTTAAGCGTCCACCAATCTCCTGACTTTGCGTGACGCAAGTGGTCATCGTTGAGGTCTGTGAGTGAAATGAGAGCAGAACGACGAACACCACCGCAAACAACAATATCAGCAATCTTACATACGATGTCATGACATTCCAACGTTGATAGTTTTCTACCACGTGCCTTTGTGAAAATGTTAAGAGTAAATTTCAAAAGATCAACTAGTGGTTCTGGACCAGAAGCACGACCACCGAATGTTTTTAAACGCTCACCTGCTGGACGAATTTTACTTGTATCCCACTTTGCAATCTTTCCAGAATACAAAAGCGAAATGAATTCACGATAGCCTGAAGCCCAACCAATCTTTGAATCAGCAAATACAATTGTTGAATCTGTGTCATGTAATTCTTCTGGAACTTCTGGAAGTTTGTTTGTATACTTTGATTCAACAGAGAATCCAACACCAGTTCCGCACATAAGAATATACATGATTTCGTCGAAAGATTTTGGATTATCAATGGCGACATAGGAGCAATTATATCCAGCCACTTGATCTTTATCCAAAGCAGGACCAGCAGTCATTAAGCAACGCATTGATGGCATGACTTCTAAGTTTAGAATTGCTGAACGCAATTCATCCCATGGTACTTGCTTGTTATTGTTTGTCTTTTCTTTAAAGAAACCGATGTAGCGATCTACAGTCTCATCCCATGTTTCTCTACGACCTAGTTCATCGTTGAAACGAGCATAGCGAGAGATATGAATGAAATCCTGATAGATGCTTGGAAGTCTACTTGACATGATTGCTCCTTATTATTCTGTTGCGATAAATTGAGTAGAAAGAGGGAAAACTTCGGCGATGACTTTGGCACACTCTTTCGCAATATCCATATGTTCTTTTTGTGTGCCATTACCGCTTCGGAGTTGTATATAGTGAATCCATGATCTCAATGTTCCGCTCATATACATGCGAGACATTGTCAATCCTTCAGGAAGCAATGCACGTGCCTGTTCCTTGGCAATACCATTTTGAATAGCCCAATTGTATTGAATTTTTACTTGTTCAATTAAGTCTCGTTGTCGACGATCCCACTCGTATTGAAGCATGACATCCACACCTTCAGAAATAGAATTCTGACGATTCTTTGGATCTTGCAATCGCGCTTGTCGTGTTACAAAATCAAGATCCTTTGTTGGGTCTGCATAACGTTGTGAAAATTCTTGAAATGAGAAACTGCGATGGCGCAGGATCTGACGAGCAATGTCACGTGTTGTTTCAATTTCCAAACACATGTTTGCCATCTCAAGTGGTGACCAGTGCTGATGCTTGATCAAATACTTGATGAGTTTTTCTGCAGTTTCTGCGTTGAATTGGTTTGAGGGATTGGATACTCTTGCGCAATAAGCAACAAGGTCCGTTGGCGTATCCAATCCCTCAAGAACTGGCTTGCTATAAGAAATCAATTTTACTTTCATGATTACTCACTCTTTACATTAAAAGTTTGTGCTTGTTTTTCTCTTATTACTTTTGTGCCACCTTGAGCGGCTAATGTTTGTGCACGAATATATGCATCATTATATTCTTTATGTGTGCTATCGTCAAACCACCACCACTGATCAAAATAATATTTTGGCTTACGCTTGTATTCAACGAACCACATTCCGCGATAGTGAGAAAGACGAACCTGTAGAATTGGATCTAAAACAATTTCTAAACCTTGATCTGATAGATTCATCTCAGCACCTTTTCCAGTTTGTGAATACTAGTTTGGCTGTTAAGCCACTCACTGTATTCTTATCTATAACTTGTTTAATTTGTTCCTCTGTCATTCCATTCATTATCATTTCATTGATATCTTTTCCTTTGACACTGTCTGGGAAAAGACAAACATTATATCCTTTGTCTATCGACTTCTCAATCTGCTTCACAATATCTTTATTGCGCGGCTCATTATCATAAACCAAAGTGACATCTAATTCTGGAAGAATTGATGCCACGCCGCCCAAATTAGAATCGCCAGAGGCAACGGAATTCTGAACAAAATAAGAATCAAACTGTCCTTCCAAGACATAGACACGTTCTTGCTTGCGCAAGCGATGCAGTCCGAACAGTTTCTTCTCATCTGTAACCTTTACTGTCACATACCGAATCTTGGTATCAGACAATGCTCTCCCTGCAACGTTCGTGATCTCTCCTTTTTCATTAGTGTAAAAAAGTACGATACGATCGTCGTTTGGGACCTCGTCTTTACCGTGATTGGGGAACTCTTTATCTAGGAAATCTCGAAATTTCGGAATGAAGTATATTTCGTTCCAAAACCTTTCTGGGATTCGCCTCTTTTTTATATAGGCTCGAGCGTAATGTTCTTCAGGAAGATTTGCTATACTATGATCTTCAAACGTTCGCCATGTTCTCTCCAGGCTTTCAACTGTTGTTGAATCTCCTCTGGAGTTGTTGCCAGCAGACTGGAACCTGGCGTGGGCGTTTCCCTTGAGTTGTTCGAAATCAGGCTTTTTGACGTTAGAGCCGTATCCTGTCTCACCAGTTGCATATCGTTCGAGGATATACTGCTTATAGGTTGTACCATCGACG